GTGAGCGGGTCCACCATCTCGGTGTTGCCCGCCTTGACGTTGGCGTTACCCGCCAACTGACGCATCAGGTCGTTGAGCGTGGCGATCTGCTGCCGGAATTCGGCCTGCGTCGCATTGATGTTGTCGATGGCGCCTGTGACGCCGGCGTATTTCAGGCGAGCCACACCGCTTTAGCGCTCAGTTAGTCGCAGTCTAGCGATGCTCTACGGGGCGATCTTGATGGCGATTTCACCGGTTACGACGAAATCACTGCTGCCTGCGATGAGTGCGTCAGCACGGGTATTGATGCGAGTGTTAGTGAGTAATAGGTCGCATTGATAGTAGGCGGAGCCGCTTAGTTGTCCGCAATTATTATCGCGGTTCTGATAGAGCCAGAATCTGGCATTGCTCTTGCAGCCTTGCTGGGTCAACAGCACCAGGCGCAGTAGGGCCATGGAGTCCTGGCCCGCGCTCGTGGCCTTGTGATCGACGAGGAACTGCAGGGAGCCGGCGCCGCGGACCAGGGCTTTGGTGTTTTCGCCGAAGGTCTCGCCGATGGCGGTCATGTCCAGGTTGGCAGCGTCGATGTCGAGAGCCCATTCCTGGAGGTCGGCTTGGAAGAGCCAGCCGCGGCTAGCGGGGTCATCCAGCGTGGCCGTGATCGCACTCGGGACGGTGATTACGTCTGAGAGTGGTTGCGATGTGCTCGGGAGTGTCAGGGGCTTGATCGAATTGGCCGCGCTGTTCAGTGCTGTTTGGTAGGACGCAGAGTCGGCGTAGCGGGCGATGACGAAGTTGCCGCAATCGACGCGGCGTAGGGGCTTGGTATCGGCTGTGATCTGATTGTGTGCTGAGATCTCGGAGTCGTAGAGACGGATTCGACCGAGGGCGTCCTGCTCGATGAAGCCGTCGAATTGCGTTGTGAAGCCGGTGTCTTCGTTTCTGTTGTAATAGAAGAACTGAAGGAGAGCAGGCAGCGTAATCAAATCTTCTAGTGCTTGCTCTGCAGGGCTCAGCGTCAGAGTGCTCAGGTCAGCTGCAGCTGTATTGATCGCGGCTGTATAACCGGAGTCGCTTTGGTATTTACTCAGAACGATATTGCCACAGTCTGCTGGGAGGATCACGTACTCGGTTGCAGCCGCACCAGGGGCGCTGTAGAAGCGGACTCGGTTATTGGCGTCCTTGACGATGTAGGCCGTGAAGTTGGTGGTCAGTCCTGTAGCGGCATTGCTGTTGTAGAAGGCAGCAGTGTCGTCACCGGTTTGGTAGTAGGGGTCGTTCTCGGTGGTGGTGTGATCTCGCGCTGGGCCGACTTGCCAGTACGAGCCGGCATAGACGCCGAGACCGCTCGGGCAGTCGGCGTAGCCGTCACCGTTGAAGTCGATTGGGACACCGGCGGTGCTCGCGAAGATCACCCGGTCGCCGGTCTTGAAGTTGCTCGCGTTGACGGTTAGCGAGGCCGGCAGGGGGGTGTTGTTGATCTGAGAGGACGCAATGCCGACGTGCTCGACGCGGTAGTGCGGACCGTTTTCGTTGGTTTCGGGACCGTTGTAGAAGTCGCGGGCAGGGCCGAGCTCGTAGATGGAGCCTCGATAAATGCCGTGGCCTTCGGGGCAGTCGGCATAGCCGTCGCCGTTGAGGTCGAGTGGGATGCCGTTGGCGGCCGTGAAAAGAACGCGGTCGCCTGTCCAGTAGTTGTCGTTGCCGAGCTCGATGCGGACGGGGTTGGTGGTGAAGGTGATCGCCGCTGGGGCGAGCGCCATCGGCTCCGGCCATTCCCGGCTGAGCTCCAGGATTCCGCCGTTGCCGAGAAGTGCCATCAGAACGCGCCGGTGGGTTTGCCGGAGATGGTGAAGCTGATGGGCACAGAGACCAGATCGCCGACGCTGACGCTGGGACCGGCGGCTGTGATCAGGGCGTCGCCGGAGATAGTGCCGTCTGTGCTGGCTGTGTCGAGGACGAGCTGCAGACCTGAGAGGGTGTCGGTGTCGCTCAGGATCTGGTTCATCAGATCTGCCGTGCCGGTGTCGGCAGGGTCGTAGAGCAGGGTGCCGCTACCGCTGGTGCTGCGGATGCCGTAGGCGTAGGTGCGGTCGCGCTGTCCAATGCCGGTGGTCTCGAGGGCATCGCGGTTGATATCCAGCTTGACGTCGCGCACTTTTGCGATGGTGGAATATGCAGCACTAGAACTGACTTTGAACTTAAGAAGTGCAGTAGCGCTAGTTTTTACGGCCATCGTTCTCGGGGGCGTTACGTCAGTCTAAGTTCGGCTACGAGCGTGATTCGAACGCTGGAGCGACCGGGAGCAACGCTTTCCAAGCTCGGGGGATCTTCTGAGAAGAACCACTGCATACCGGCCCCTGTGGAGAAGGTATTCAGCCAGTTGGTCAGGTTCGCTGATGCGCCGTTGAAGATGATGCTGGGAAGTGTGAGATCAATCGTGGCACCTTTAGCGCTGTTGTAAGCAGCAAGGATTAAAGCGGCGTTGTCATCAGTGATATTGGCAAACGTCAGTGCTAATTGCGCCTGGGAGGGGCGGCTACCCCACAGGCGGCGAGTGGTGACACCTGACTGGGAGGTCACCCCGCTGGTGGGCCACTTCGGGGCATTGAAGCTTCGCGAGGTGGGCTCGATGCTGGGGAAAGTGACTGCCATCAGCCTTCGATGATCCAGTTCGCTGTGGTCGTTGTTGTGCCGAGCTCGATGTTCTGGTAGAGATCCAGAACGCCTGTGGAGCTTGTCGGCATGTGGACCGCTTCAATCGTAAAGGTGCCGTCCTCGTTGGGAGAAATGCGCTCGATTTGGTAGGTGCGAACTTGCGTGCTCGGGAGCTTGACGGTGAAAACGATGCCGGTAGGTGTGGCCTGGGTGCCGCCGGCGCTAACGGCAAGGGTGGTGTCGGCTGGGGCGGATGCACTTTCGCCGTTCCAGGCGATCACGTTGTACGCGCCGTCGCTTAGCGCTTTGGTGCTGATCAGGGCGCCAGATTGGGTGACGACGCCATTGTTGAACTCGTCGTACTCGGTTTCGTCCATGGCCACCCGGATGTAGTCGCTTGGGGCCATCTGGGAGAGCACGCCCTCGTGGGTCGTGGTGAAGCGCACCGAGTGCGTTGGTACGCGGCGCATGCGGATGATGAATTTCGCCGCATCGACAGCGTGGGCGCGACTGGTGCAGTAATCACTGAGGTCGAGGGATTCGACTGGAGCGCCGGCGTCGGTTCCGGCCTCAGCGACAAGGATCTCGCGCACCGTGGGGAAGATGCCCGGGTTGGTCAGGTCGGTCGAGGCGCGCTCTTCACGGAAGCGGACCGACACGCGGATTGGGTCGCGGTCCTCAGGGTCCAGGTACTGCAGTTGGAAGGAGCCCTCGGCGATGTTGCCGGCGGTGAAGAGGCCCTTGATTGAGACCGCGGTGGATTGGAGAGCGGGGCGTAGGAAGAACTTGCCGTCGCGCTCGCCGAAGATCAGCAGGTGGGTGGCGGCTGTGTCGGCAGCCCACTGGCGGAGGTTGACGCGGTCGGCGATGACTCCGTCGTAGAAGTAAGTGCGGTCTTGGCACCACTGGGCGGCGGACTCGAAGGACGCGAGATCGATCATCTCGTCGCTGATCAGGTTGCCGGCTCCGTAGGTCGTGTTGGTGAGGAGGTCGAGGAGGATATCCGGGAAGAGGTGGGTGGAGCCAACGCTCTTGTTGTTGAGCAAGCGCCGGCATGTTTTGCCGCCAGTGACGTAGCAGCTGAACTGGTTGAACTGCTGCCATTCGACCGAGGACATGATGTTGACCCCGAGCAGGGCCAAGTTGTCGTAGACGGGCGCTGTGTCGTTCGGAACGATCTCGTTGATGTAGACGATCTCGTGCTCGGGGCCGGTGGAGGCTGAGGACTGAACTTCTTCGTAGATGAAGGCTTCGGCGAGCTTTCCCCACGTGTCGATGTATGAGAAGTCGCCGTTGGGGAAGTCTGTGTTGTCCGTCCTCGGGTAGCTCAGGCCGCCTTTGGCGAGTTTGCGGCGGCCGACGGCGATGCCGAAGGTGTCGGCTGAGTGGGCGACCGTGGTTCCGTTGAATGTGACCGAGACACCGCCGGCTTCAGAGACGGTCTGACGGGAGGACAAGCTCGCTTCGAGCACGTACAAGGTGCCAATGCCGCCGTTGCGGACTTCCCAGCCGGAGTAGGGCTCAACCTGGATTTCCCACTGTTTGATAGCGGGCATGTTGAGCTGGATGTAGTTGAACAGGTTCTGCTGGGTGGCGCCGCGGACGCCATAAGCGTTGTTGAGTTTGGTGAAGCCACCGGTGGTGCCGGCCTCGCGGTAGTAGATGGCGAAGAAGCTGTAGCGCTCGACCGGGGCGCTGAGCGTGTTGGATTGGTGAATGTCCGTCTGTAGTGTGCTGCCCTGCTCGACAATGTCGTCCTTGTAGTCCAGGCAGGCGCGGTTATCGCACTCGTCGAAGCTGATCGTTTCGCGGAAGTTGGTCAGTCCGTTGATGCGGATGCCGAGGCGTGAGCGGATACCGAGCTCGATGGCTTGGCAGGGGCGCGTGGTGGAGATGCTGGCGATGGCGCAACGCAGGACGTGGCCATCAGTCGTGGCGACGTTGCGCCATTCGCGGGTGGCAGAGTCTTCGTCCAGCCAGGCGAGGCCAGTCTTTTCGATCAGCGCGGCCGAGTTGGTGCTCACTGCGCCTGGGCGCACCGTGGTGAAGGTGGCAGTGACTGGTGTGCCGCTGCCGCTGCTGATATCGGACTCGGAGACGAAGGCGGCGTCGGTGCGTGCGGTGCAGATGGCTAAGCCAGAGCCGATTTTGTAGAGCTCACCAACGATCAGGGCGTCATCCCAGGACTTTTGGCGGCCGGCGACGGTGGAGGCGATGTCTTCGCATTTTTCGATGTATGCCTTTTTGGCGTTGAACTTGAGCGAGACGTTGATGGAAATGGAGGATGCATCATCTTCGGTGACAGAGCCTACGCCGGAGCCTCGAATCTTGAAGCGGGGTTTGTCGCGAGTGTTGGTGGTTGACAGCCCGGAGATTGTGCCACCTCCGCCGGAGATGGTGACGTTAGTGACTAAGCCATCTCCATTTTTGGACACACTTAGAGAAGGCGCACTAACCGTTCCGCCGTCACTTGTGAATACTTGCTTTGATCTGGTTTTTACTAATACTTTTAATGTGTACTTGACAACGACGTCGTCCTCGGGGTCGTCTGCGGTGAGGGGGTTGCGCCACTTGAGTCTGAATCTGGCTGATTTCAGGACTTCCAGTAACTCGTTGATGTCGTCGGTGTTGTCATTATCGTTGTAGAATCCTGTTATGTTAAAGGATATTGTTGCATTTAGTACGCCCTTTCCTTTTGAGTCAACGGTGACACTTGTTACAGTTGTGGAAATCTTGTTCTCTAGTGTGGCGATATAGCTTGATTGATCCTGCGTATTGTCGTAGATGTTGTTCCAAGCTTTGTTGCTAGGCTTGGTATAGACACCTGCACCATCGTTGATAACGGTCGTGACTGATCGTTGCCAGTCGCCTGGCGTGGTCAGGCTCTTGATGTCGCGGCTGAAAGCGGTGTCCTTGTCGCTGCTGGAATACAGCGTGTATGTGGTTGTGCCTCCGATAGAGCCGAGGCCGCTCGAGGTGATGCCGCTGCGGGAGCCGAAGAAGGCACGGGCTTTGCGGCGTTGGGCCCAGGCCACGTCGTCAATGGTGCATTTCACCTTGGCGTCGCCGTCATCGCCCTCGGGGATGAGTTGGGCTTGGACCTGCGGCTTGAACACCGGGTTGATGCGCATGCCGAAGTCGTTGCCGCAGAGGGCGTAGACGCCGAAGGTGGTCTGGTTGCTGGGGCGATTGGCGGAGCAGAAGTCAGCGGTCCAGGTGCTACCGCGGCGCACCATGAAGACGTCGCTGCCCCCGGCGTTTTGCGCGTTGCCGGCGTCCGCGCTCGCAGAGCGGCCGTAGATCTGGTTGCCGGAAGCGATGCGAGTGGTCAGACCGCTGGCGTAGCGGCCGTAGACGGCCATGCGGGAGCCGACTTGGTTGGCTGTTGCGTTGCCGAAGTCGTAGCTGGCGAGGGTGTTTCCGCCGGAGGCAAAGTTCCGTGCGTCGAGCGAGGTGATCGGGCCCTCGCTCACCAAGAAGATGGCGCGTAGGAGCTGGGAGCCCCCCAGGCTGTAGAGCTGGGACCACAGCAGGGTGGTGTTGACCCGGACGCCGCCGTAGGTGGTGCCACCGATGGTTTCGCGCAGGGCGTAAACGATGGGGATGACAGCACCGAGGGTGGTGATGTCCTGGGAGGAGTCGAAGCCGTAGCGCGGGACGAAGCGTTCGTTCTCGGTGCGGGCTCGGCCTCCTCGATTTCGCGCCTTGAGTTGAGCAGGATCGCCCTCGTTGGGCTTCGGTTTGAAGAAGCTCGCAGCGATGGTGAAGCCGACCGAGAGCACGGTCAGCACCAGGGAGATGATCGCGAGTGTCTCGGCGCCTGCGGTGACGGCGGGTACCGGAGCCTCTGCGTTGCGGCGGCGGACCTCGGCTTTGAACCAGGCGTATTCCTCGTCGGTCAGGCCCAACAAAGAAGCGAGGTAGCGGTCAGAGGGAAGGAGCCGAGGGTCCATCAGACGAAGGCGTAGAAGGGCAGGCGCTTGAAGGCGGACAACGGCGCCCAAAAGACGCCGCGCTTGTGGTGGACCATGAGGAGCCCGTCGTCCACGACCACACCGACACCGAGGCCGGCGGGACCGTTGTGGAGGAGCGTCACGGCGTAGGGCTCGGGGGCAGGCAGCTCTCGGGTGCCGGAGGCCCAGAGGTGCTCAAGAGTGGGCCAGTCGCCTGACCTGGCCAGGTCAAGCCAGCGTTGTTCAAATGAGGGATGGGGGACGCCTGCTTCATCGAGGACGGCCCAGACCATGAGGACGCAGTCGCAGGCGATGCCGTCCTCGGGGTGAGCACCAAAGCCGTGGGGCAGGCCGATCCAGCGCATCCAAGTCGGCATCAGCTCACCACCAACGTTGCCGAGCTCGGTAGAGCGCCAACGAGCTTTGTGCTGAGATAGCGGCGGGGCACTTGGTCGCGGACTGCGTCCAGCGGTGAAGTGAGTTTGAGCAAAATCTTTTCGGTGTCCATCTCGTAGCGGGCGACGCGCCAGGTCTCGGTGCGGATCAGTACGGCGTCGGCGAAGGTGTCTGGGTCGAGAGAGACGGTCTTGAGCTCGAGCAGCCAGCGGCTGTTGACGGCCTCGGCGAAGACGTTGACCGTGATGGCGTTGGTGCCCGCACCGAGGGTGGCTTCTGAGCGGTCGCCGCCTTTGGCACCGGCACCGGTGGAGACACCGAAGGGGGCGAACTGGTAGGTGACGCCGCCGTAGATGCGGGGCTGATTCACGGAGAAGTTCTGATAGGCGTGGAGAGGCGAAGTCGCCGTGCCGTCGTTCTGGAGGAACCGGGCGTAGTTGACGAAGGCGAAGGTGCTCATCAGACGAGGCCAACCTGGCGGCGGGATTTGATGGAGTTCTGCAGGGCGGACAGCGTGAGGGTGCGGCCGCGCTCGGCGGCTTCGGCCATGCCCTTCTGGTGCTGTTCCGCGG